CGGGACCGGCTGCCGCTGCCTCAAAAATTCCATCAACGACGCCTCCCGCTGGAATTGTAACCTGGACGGTAAGCTCAAAAACCTCCTGAGTGTTTTCGTTGGCAATTTGGGTCCCAGCAGGAATAACCGTTCCATTTGTTCCCGAACACTGGCACGTAACGATGGATTTAGAAGCAAGAAGCATTTGAAGCCCAACAAGGTCCATTGCCTGCGGGAGAGTCACGTCATCACCAGTGGCCGGAAAGGGGGCGCCATAGGTAGCCTCCAATGTCTCCCATGCATCCGCGAGCTGCTTTGCCATGATCCCGATACGTATCCCGATGATTGAGTCGTCGGCAAGGTTCGGCGTTCCATAGATGGCCTTGTATGCGTCCCCGATGTCTTTTTTAAGATCGGTGAGGGTCGGTTTCACAAACCCGGTCGATTTTTTTCCGTAAGATCCCATGTTAAAGCTCCAAATTAGTGAATTTTATTTCGCCGTAGATCGTCGATACCTGAAATGCAATCGTGAGTTTCCGCAATCCCTTATTGATCGCTGATGAATAGGCCGTGATCCCCGTTACTTCCGGAGTTTCAGAAATCACTGATTTGATGATTATATCCACCGCCGACATGTCCGGATTTTTAACGAAGACATTTTCAAACCACGGGACGCCCAGGCGCGTATCGAGAAACCATTCCCCGTAGATCATGCGCAGTCGGTTGGAAATGTTCTGCGCGACCTGGGCGCGCTGCGTGACGATTGCGCCGTCGTTATCGGCATAGTCCATTTCTCGTGTTACGAGATTGAGTTTTTCGTCCGTCATTGGGCTTTTACCTCTGTAGTGACCGCGGCGTTGAGAAGCGGTTCGTTTGTCGCCTTCGCCGCCGCATAGGCGCCGCTCGAAAAGTTGGCCGCCGCCGCATCGATCAAAAGCATGAGGTATGTTATTGCCTGCGATGTCATCAGGGATTGAAGATTGATCGATCCAAGGTCTATTTCTCCACTTTCTTTTATCGTGATTGTTTGCCCATTGTGTTTAATGATCATGTCGGCGTTATTTGCATTCTCCGTTTTATTCATGGCCCCGAAATTCATCGGAATCGCAAATGCGTCACTCAGATCGAACTGGCGGCCGTAGATGCCATCAGCCGGAGTCGTATCGAGCGCCCATTTTTCGAGCGCCTTCTCGGAGAAAACCAAAAGCACCAAATCGCCTGTGGTGACCGGCATGATGATCGAGCTTTTTGTCGTTCCAGGAGTGAGGAGAAGAACGCCTTGGATAATGGCAAGTTTTGCTTGTTCGTTTTTTATGTTCGTTGCCTTTAAAAGCGGCTGGACGTCCACGCGTCGGGCGCTGCCGGTTGAATCCACTTTTGTCACACACCCCGGCATTGCCGTATGAAGCTCGCGGGAAAGCAAATTCTTGAACAGCGATTGCACCGCTTCGCCGACATTTTCTTCATTGAAACCGCTCATTTATCCAACTTTCTGGCTTTAATCGTTGTTTTCCATTCATCACCATGGGTATCGCCTGCGTGATGTACCTCTGCACTACCAAGTTTTACCGGAGAATGCGGAATGCTCACCGATGATATTTCCACTACCCCGCCCGGTTCCGCTTCGGGCAGTAGCAGGCAATCAAAATCATAGCCCCCGAAATTCATAACATCGGTAGCGGTCTGGCCTTTCGAAAGGCGACGCGGGCTACCTATCAATACGCTTTGAGTAATAGCCGGTTTGCCATCGGTCCCTGGGGACTTGTTCGTATTTATCTTGTTGTAAATCTTTACTTTGTTGTTTTGGATGCTCCATCGCAAGCCGTAACCATTACCTATTTTATTGAGATAGTCGGAAATATTGCCTTCGATGTTATATGCCCGGTTCAACTTGTATTCCTCGCGTCCGAACATCGCGAATGAAAACCGATCTGCAAAAAATGGAACGCCGAGCGCCCGTATCAAATCATTTACGATCTGAGAAACAAATGCCCCCGCAGGATAAGAGTTTGAGAATGATGCATTTTTGATTTTCAGCATTCCTTCATACGCCGTGATGTCAGTCGCCACCTCGGGCTTTGTAACGTCATGCGACACTGTAGTAATGTCGCCCAGAAAAAGAATGGGAAGATTATCACGGCCATGCATTTCCTCGTATCCGGCCTTCAGGATGATCGTCATGCCGCCGGTCCCCGTTTCGTTGGTTCCTTCTTTTATCCATCCGCGCGTTTCGTCTGAAAGATTATTAATCGTTATTTTGCATGAATTGCCGCCCGCGATTTCGGATTTTGTGACATCGAACGCCATACGCAAGCCGGTGATTTCCCGCGCCTCGTTCCGGCGCTCCGGATATCCAATAGTTAGGGAGTAAATGCGATTGAAAAAATATTTATCCATGTTATCCGGCTATCGTCATAATGGTTTCCCAGTTATCAATTCCATTGTCCGAATGTTGCCCTACCCATTTGCCGTCAACTTCGGCCGCCCGGTAATGCGCGACATCGAGCGGGATCGGAATAGGCGGCGGGGCGCTTGCCGATTCTTGCGCGCCGGTGACGCCGATTTTGTTCACGTACCAGAGTTCGAGTTTCCGGCCGGTGGTAAAATCATGCCGCCCGGCTTCCAGGGTCCAGGTGGTGTCGCTCGGGTCCATCAAAAGAAAATCACCCGACGGAAGTCCGGCGTTGTTGTATTGCAGTTTTACCGGGTATTGGATATTGAGACGAATCCCAGTTTTCAAAAGATTGCCGTTTCCGTCCGATATGCTCATCGACCAGTATTGCCCGCGATTATTCCATGCCAAAGCCAGGCCATAATTCGCGCCGTCCAGGGCCACTGTTTGCGAAAAGCGGCCGTCGTCAAACAAGGGAATTACAACAGGATCGCTCATAGACCACCTTGCCCAAAATCAAAAGTATGACTCATCGCATCCCCAAACTTTCCACGAGAAAGAAATCCGAGCGTACTTCCTACGGGCTTGGGTTTTATTTCTTGGGTTCCCTTCGGAGCGTCGGCGACTTGGTCGGGAGTGCCATAAGCTCCTGATCCGGTCCCGCTCGTATAATTAATAGTGGCCTGGCGTGTCGTTACCCGGCGGATTCGTTTTGCCGAGGCTTTGAATGGCAGCGCGTCGCCGGTCTTGTTGTCGAAATCGAATGACAAGTCTTCGATTATCATGTCGTTGAAAACGCGAAGATTTGTTTGAATATCAACGATCTTCGGCTTTGTCTCGATCATTTCCGGGACTTTTACCAATTTGCGGCCGCAAATTAAGAGTAGCGCTTCATAGGCACTCATCACCCGATCTTTACCTTTGTTGACAATGGTCTGTAGTTCCGTCGGCGATGGCGCTTTATTTAGCAGCGGCAAAAACGTAACCGGGGAATTCGTGACCATACCCTCGATTTCAAACTGCTCTGGCTCCTGCCGAATGTGATCGGTTATGTCCATCCCGCTCTCAACCGGGTACGCCGTCGCTTTATTTTTGTACTTATGCGACTGGGAAAGGCAGGCGTCGAGCTTTAACAATATGGCGGTCCCGCCGTTTTCGCTTATCGAAGGCGCTTCATGCTTGCGGCCTAAGAGTATGTCAAGCATCAGTGCGCTCCCGCGGGCACGACATTTTTATGAACATTATACAAGGAATCACATAATCGTTTTGATATGTCCTTGAAAGCAGCTTCGGAATACGCTTTAATTCCTATTTTGTCCTGGGTGGTCGCTCCGGCTACCGTGGGCGTTGTTACATTCACGTTGATGTTATACTGTGCGGTTCGGTCTGCCGGTGAAAACGTATTCGACGATGACGCATAGGCAGCGGTCTCCTTGCTGGTGACTCCCATGTTGATTAGATCGATAATCCATTGCGGCACGAGATCGCGCAACGCTGCCCATGGATCACTCCAAAGTTTGTCCCACCATTTACGTATTGCAAACCACGCATCGACAAAACCCTGAATAATGCTATCGAGAAAGCCGTTAAAAATATTTATTATTGGATTTTTTGAGTTCTCAAGCCATTTCGCCACTGTGCCGGTTAGAGTTGTCGCCTTGTCTCCGTACTTTGCGTAAAGAAAAATATCCTGGAAAAGCAGGTAAATCGTCATGAGCGCGGCAATCCACGGAGCGGCCGCGAGCAATGCCCCACCGATCGACTTTCCTATCATTCCGAACATCCCCGCAAGCCCGACGCCCTCTTTGAGAAAACCCGAGAATTTCATTACCATGAGCGCCGAATTGAGACCCACGAATAATTTGAGAAGTTTTCCGATGCCAATGATTGCCGGGCCGATTGCGAAGGCAATGCCGCCGGTGATGACGAGGAATTTTTTCCAGCCGGGCGAGAGCTTGTCTATCTTATCTGTCATTCGTTCTACCCATCCGGTAAGTTTTTCCAGAACTTTTGCAAGCCCTGTCGATTTCGCTATTGCGTCCCCGATGCTTGCCCGAAACATAAAAATCGATTGCCACAATGATGAGAACGCTTTTTTCAGGGTGTGCGTCCGCTGTTCGGCGGCGCCGAAGTATTTACCGCCCACTCCGCCCTCGCGCTGAAAAACCCCTTTGATCATCGAGGCAGTGATTTTTTCCATGTCCGCCATTTTCATCATGTGTTTCATGCCTGCGCCACTTGAGAGATTTATACCGAGTGTTTTTCCAAGGGCAGCCCGATCAAGCGCTCCGGACATGATAAGGCGCTTCACCTGACGGCCAGTCGCGAATCCGATATTATCAATCATCTGCATGGTAGACATGAGGAAGCCGAGATCGAGGCCGCTGCCCGCGGCGATGTCCATGAATATTTTCATGCGAGGCAGAATTTTATCCGTCTCCAAACCCATAGCATGCATTTCCTTTGCATACGCCGCGATCTGCTCATACCCGTATGGGGTTTTACTATTAAGAGTAATCATCTCTTTTGTAAATGCGATACCTTTTTTCTGGCTGCCAAGCATGACGCCCCATTCGTTCTGCAGGTCCTCAAGTTTTACTTTTGCCATGACCGATACCGTGGCGAGCGCGGCGAGGGGCGCGGAAATATAGAGCGACATCTTTTGGCCGATGCCGATGAGGCCGTCGGCGGCGCGTATAATGTTTGCATTGAGGCCTTGGGCTTTGTCGTAGACGCGGCCGATGGCTTTATCGTAGATAGCCAAGCCACGTTCATCAACGGTGAAACCTATGCGCGTGATCAATTCTCTTATGTTCACTTGTCAACCTTTGGCATCGTGATTTCCGTTATCGCCCGCTCCACTTCGCTCTTAAAGTCAAGTACCGCGAGCGCCTCCATAATATCGACAAACGTCCACTCATCATTGATTTCTTTCTTTGTCGCCACGCCCTCGGTGATCAAACGCCATACCGGAAGACGGGCAAGCAGGCTTTCGTCAAGCGCCCCGCAAAGTTCCTTTATTTTCTCTCCGATTCGGTCGTCTTCGGCTGTTCTTCTGCCTTCGTAGTTCCAAAGCCGACCGCGTCGAAAAAATCCCCGAAATTCACCTCCAATGAAAACCAAAGGACCTTGTAAAGCAAAAGGATTTTTCCGGAGAACACTTCGTCAAAATGCGCCTTGTCTCCGACTGCCCGATCGTTTACTGTCGTACGCGAGAGAGCTGTCTTCACAAACGAAAGCCACTCGGCGGCCGTCATTTTTTCGTGAATCGAATCGATTGCTCCGGAAAGCGACGCGATATCGATGTCGGAATCGAAAATCTTTTTCACGTCGATCTTGCTTCCGGAAGATAGCTTCAGCGCCCCGAGCGCCTGGACGATTGCCGGGGCGATGCATTTTTGAAGCTGATAAAAAACAAGCGCCGCCGTCTCTCCCAGAAGGGGAAGAACGTAGACGCTGTTTCCGTCTATGATTTTGGTTTGTGATTCGATACCCATGCGAAACCTCCGTTTTCTTAGGGTTAAAATGAATTGATCTACGTAAGAGAGCCGCCAAAAAACTCGTCGAGGTCCGCAGCGTCGAAAGTCCACTCGACTTCCTTTACATCCTTTCCGAGTTCGTAGTCAGGGTTCTTCCGAATCCACGCCTCGCCGCACGTCAGGGTTGTCAAACCGTTAAAATCCTTGAGCACGATAGGCACGATCCCGGCGTTCGACATATCATCGAGCAAGCGCAGGCCGGAAAACACGTCGTTAAGCGGTGACGACTGCATGAGCTTGAATGTGAACTCTCCGGATTTGTTATGTTGACGGCTCCGGGTCACTTCGCCGAGGACGCCGACGTATTTCGTGTAACTGTCCTCGGACCGCTTGACGGTTATCATGCTGTCGGACGCCAAACCGACAACCGGAATTCCCGCGACAATAAACGCCCAGCGCTTCGGATCAAAAGTCTTTGTTGCGCCCATTTTTATATCTCCTTTGTTGTCAATTTACTATGTTAAACTATTAAAGTTATACATTAACAATGTTTCACAAGTAACATTTACAGAATGATACCGTCGATCTCGACCGTGTGAATGCCGTCCGTGTACCAGCAACCAAATTTGATCCCCGATAGATGGCGCGCTGCCTTGTCCGCAGCCGAGCGCAGGGACATGTCCGGAAGCGTGATGTAATATCCGCCATCCTGCTTTTTATCCTCATCCTGGTGGAACTGCGTAATGGCATTGTTTGCCTGGCCAAGCTTGAAAACCGGCTCCATGGCATTCTGTATCATGGTCGCACCGTTGATATCGCCGGGGACCTTCGGGACGCTGGCAAAGAGCGAGAAGATGGCTTCCTGTAAGCGCGCGGTGAGCCAGTCCTTGAAAATGACGTAGTCGATGAATTTCCCGGATGCTACGACGCCATAACGCAAACGCCCGGCCCCGCCAACGGTCTGATAGGTATTGCAGCACTTGCCCGCGCCGTCCACCTGGGGATCGCCGAGGATGATGTCTTCCTGGCCACTAGTGAGCGTGTCTGGCGTTTCGCCGACGAGCTTTTTATAGCAGACCGTATATGATCCCGGCTTGTCCTGGGCTCCCAGAAATCCGGCAAGGGCGGCATCCGAGAATTTGGTTGCCGCGTCTGCCTTATATAGACCTGCCGTGCGGTTGTATCCCAAGCCCTTGAAAAACGCGGGAAGGCTGGTAGTATCCGGACTTACCAGGATATTCGAATCGGCGGAGGCATAAAGCATCAGCTTCGTCAGGCTTTCAATCTTCGCCGCCAAATCCTCAATATCGGCGGCCGTGCGGTCCGGAGCAATGACGATATACCAATCGTCGTCAAGGAGCCTAATTGCATCGATAGCGTCATCCAGGGCTTCATAGGCCGTCATTCTCCCTATTTTGATCGTAGTCGGAGCCGGAGACTGTGAAAAGATCGCTTGGGCCATTTTATAGGCATTCGAAGCCGTGCCGCCCGTCAAATCTGCCGACAGAACGGAATCGGCTGCGGAATAAGATTTTGTGCGCGCAGGAGTGAACGTCGCGTCATACGTCAGAATCAGGATAGTCCCGAATCCGGTTGTGGAAACTCCCTGCGTTGCCTCGGTGATCGATATTTTAATCATCTTGTCGTATTGACTCATGGAAAACCTCCCAAGGTTACGAGTTTATTAAAACAGTATCAGTCTCATTTATTTCGCCCGTCATTTCCGCCGATTCGATAACATCAATCGTGTGCGACCATTCGGACGTCGTGCGGAATCGGATATCGAGCATCGCCCGTTCTTCCGGCATAGTATCAAGAAAAACGTGAGCGTCGAGAACATCATGACATTCAACTGGCGTAATACCGTCCGCCTGCAGGTCGGTGATCATTTCCGGCATATCCGTTGCATCCACGATTTTCGAAAGAGCATCGATTGCGCCGGGACCAAAAAATTGCAGATAGAGCATGAACTCCCGGATACCAGCGCCACGGCGAGCGCCAGAGTTATCCGGCATAAAGGGAACATCGCGCCCGATGCGCTGAACTGCCGATATGCGCCCCATGAGAAGTGGAGTCGCGTAACGTGGCATGTCCTGCATATGCCAGACGAACGCGATTTCAGTCGTACGCGTGCTCGCGCCATTCCACAGGGGAAGGATCGTAACGATCCAGTCGAAAAGCTTTCGTTGCAGGTACAGTTCGCTTAGTTGGCCGGCCATGGTTTTTATGGCCGCCGCGTTACTCGTTACGTTACCGTCGGCGTTACTAACGGTAACGGTGTAATTGCCCTCGTTCGCATATTCAAAATCGGCTACCGAAAAGCTCGCCGCATCCGTGCCGACATCGACAGTCCCTAATTTCCACGAATAATGAAGCGGCGCTGAACCAGTGGCAATAACGGAAAGAGCCAGGGGCTCGCCAATTTTTACCCGCTGTGAGAGTGGCTGCGTGGTAATTGCCGGGGCGGTCATACTGGATTCTCGATTTTAAGGACGATGTATTCGAAATGGTTTATCACGTTGCTTGTGCATTTGGCCCTTGATTCAAATTCATATTGTTCACCATCGATTTCAACTTGATCCGCCTTCGTTGTCTGCGTTGCAAGGAGACATTCTGAATTCGTGATGATGTACGCGCTTTTCTTTGTCCTCTTTCCTTCATCGAGAAGCGCAAGCTCTTCAGGCGTTACGTCCTGGACTCCGGCCTGAATGGTGAAATCAACCGTGGCCCCGGGTGTGTAATCGCCATGATCGAACGTTCCAGGAAGGAAGCGCTTGCATGCCAAAGTTCGGTTTGCGAAGAAGAGCATTATTTTTCTTTCTTACAAAATCTACCAAAATCATCATGCAAGGTATTGCAGCCACGCGATTCATGTCCCCGTGATTTTCTCATTTTGTCTTTCGTTTCGTCGGATGCCTTTTTTCCCAAGTGAGAAAGAGTCAATTTTGCGCGATGACTATCGGATAAACTTTTCCCTTTATTCCAAGGAATATTTCCATGAAGCGTTCGGCTTATCTTAGCCCTAACATCAGGATTTTTTGCTGGGTTATTATTTCCAATTTTACTGGCTCTAATTTTTTCACGAGCTTCAACACTTACACTGTGACCCATCATTGCAAAGCGTCTTTTTTTAATTGATTCAGGAGATTGTTTTTTTTCGAGTTTGGCGAGCCTCATTTTATATTTTGAGACAACGCTTCTCTTTTTCCCGAGATTTGCAATTCTTATTTTTTCTATTGTTGCCGGGTTCATTTTTTTCCCAATCCGTACAAAACTTAACTTTTTTCTAACTTCTTCGGAAAAAGAATATCCAACAACGCCTTCGCCACCTGCTGTTAAGTTTACAAGATCATATCCGATATTTCGGTAAAAATTAATCCAATCTATCTCTCGTTGCTGCCAAATAGATTCATCACATTCTTCAACAATTTGATAAATTGGAATCTTACCTTTTTTTAAAACAGCTTGAATCCAACAAGTTTTATGCGTATGCTTCTTATCTGCTAAATGTTGATAAAATCTATTGTAAACATTATCTGTTTTACCAATATACCGCACTTCAAGTGTATCGGGATCACAAAGAGCATATATAAAAGTTGTTGCCATTTTTATTTTTTTGTTAATGAGTTAATCCACGAAACACTATTCACAAGTTGCCCGGTATCGATCAAAGGTTTAGATGATTCTTTTTGTCGCTTGGTTCGCGGAGCGTTTGGTGTCCAACTTCCCTTTAAGATCGATTGACGAATTCTGTTTTGCATCCAAAGTCCAACATTATCAAGAGCGCCTTTCGGAGTCATTCGCCCTAAAAGAAACTGATCGTATATTTTTTTCTTAAACTCCGAAAGCGCTTCTGATCCGCTATCTATTGCATTCCTGAAAAATGGCCTCGATGGAATATTTTTTTCCGGAACTCCGAATTCGTTCCAGGTCGCGACCCGTGCGACTTCGCTCATATTATCCCAGGGCTTTTTCGGTTTTTTTCTTCTCGTCTTTCCGGGCGAGCCCGGACTTCCTACACTGGAACCTTCCGGGAATCCCACTTTAACAAAAGCACCATTAATTTCAGCAAGTTCCTTTTTAAGCTTCGCATAACCGGTATCTTTTTCGATAATTTCAATTTTGGGGCGCAGCATATCATATATCGTTCCCCTGATTGCCGCTGAGCGTCTCTACGCCATTGCCACCGACAGCCAGATGCGCGACGATATTGCCATCGATCAGGCTTGCCAGTTGAGCGCCATATGGCGTACTGCATAGATCGCTATACCGCTTTTGCAGATCGGGCGGAATCGAATATGATTGCGAAACGCTCTTTTCCGTTGCGCTCGTAACGGCCCCCGAAACTCCCGGCCCGGTTATCGGGTTGCGGGCGATCATGTGGGCGGTCCTCAACGCAATTGCATATTCGTAATTCTCCCCAAAGCGTGAGCGGCTGGTTTGCTGCGTTGCCAGCGTCGTGAAAATAGAAAGCCGCGTATCGCTTGCATACGCAGGCGCGATCGCGGCAATAAGTTCGGAAACGCTCATTTACAAATCCTTGTCCGGATCGTTGACGACCATGTTTCCGGGATGCGACCGCGGAAGTTTCGGCGCCATACCGTCCATTGTTCCCTGACGGTCATCGATCTGCTTTTCCGCAGCCTCGACGATCTTAGCTCGTTTGTCCAAGCGAATGATCTCTTTCAGGTCCTTACCGTCGACGATATCCCGGATAACTTCGATCGCACGCTCTTCCGACAACGCGATGATAGTTTCGGCCAGAGTTTTTTTCACGGGGGGAAGCTTTCCATCTTTTCCGGGTTTCAGAAGATCGGCAGACAACTCCTCGGGCGGGACCTCAATTTTCATGAGCCCGGCCTTGAGCTGAGCTTTGAAATCGGAGTTTTTTTCGAGCTTGGTGCGATAGAAATCGTCGGGGACAAACTGCGTCCCCGGATGGAAGGTTCGGCCTTCGATCTGGTGATCATTGGGGGTGCGCCTGTTTAAAATCATATGAGATCCTCCGTTTGAATTGGTTTTTTTATAATGCGGGCGGTCCTTTCCCGCCCGCTACATACTACCTGATACCTGCCTTTCGATTACGAGCCGACATGCGCGAGAGACGTTCCCGTCAACATGCACATGGCTTTCGGCTTTTTCGTGATGACGCCCGCGGTCGTCGCGTAACACGGAACGATGTAATTGAACCCACGTTCCTGAACCGGCATCGTCGTGTACGTCCTGGGAAGGACCAACTTGCAGACGTCCGGGTCTTTCTTGTACGCAAGGATGATATCCGTTGCCGCTGCGATGTTGCCGCCGACTGCCACGCTCTCAGCATTCACGAGCGTGTCGACCATCTTGATTTCAGGATGATCCTCGCGGAACCTCTGCATGATCGTAAGCAGGGGATATGTCGGTGACAGCGGAGTATTCACGAGCGCGTTGTAATGCCAGATAGGCATGAGGATCGTATCCGCAGCATACCGGTCGAGGGTGATGTTGCGGATGTAGGTCAGCATGGCGTTGAGGTCGGCGAGAATATCGAGAGGGTCTTTCTGCACAACTCCGGAGGCATTGAACCAGTTCGTCTTCGTGTTGGAATTGTGCGTGCCGGCAGCCGCGGCGACCGTGCTGATGTACGGATTGTAGAACAGGCCGGTGAGCCCTGCGTATTCCTTGGACGCAGGATCGCCAAACCAGGCGATTTGATCGACGAGCTGTTGGTACGCTTCGTAGCATGCCTTTGCCTTCTGCAATTCGATTTGCAGGCTCGGCTGATCGGGATGATTGGCGGCCGCCTGCTTGCCGTTCTGGAGTTCTTTGATGTTGTACTTGAATCCGCCGGTTAGCCAACGGATCGGGACCGGCAGCTCGGCGCCCATGATGTTGACTTCAGGAACATCGTCGGCATCTTCACCGCTGATTTTCCACTTGCCGACTTTGTCAAACAAGCGCCAGGTGTACCACAGGTTGTCACCACCGCGCGATTCGATAGGTATGTGCTTGAACGACTTGAGTTCGCCATACTCGACGAAGTTCAGGTCGCTTTCGATGAATTCCAGCTGCCGTTGGAAAAACACCGAAAGATTTGCGTCGATAGCGTCCATTGCAAACTTGGCGCTTCCGACGCGGTCGAAATCCCTTACCGTCCGATTCTGTCCGTCGACTTTGATGATTTTGAAAGGCATATTTGACCTCTTTTGTTGAATTTTCGTTATCTTGGTTTATTGACTATTCGTTATACTCACCTGCATCCTGATTATTGAGGCCAGTTGACCGTTAGCGGCACAAGTCCGGCTGCCGCGATGGACTTCCCGAGTTTTGCTCCGGACACAGCCACGCATTTCGAGGAATCGCCGGACTTCCCGAAATACCCGGCGTACTTGGTGCTATTGACAAGCAACCTGGCATATACCGCATCGGCCGGGCCCATCGCTTCCTCGCCATGCACCCAAAGCGTTCCGCCCTGCATGATGTTGACCGGCTCCTTGTCTTCGAAATAGGTATATCCGGTCGTCAATTGCTGTTGTCGGTTATGCGTGAGATAGGAGACGCCGAGAAGATCGGCGGCAGTGTCATCGGTGGTGATCGCAGCGGTTGCGGCAGCATCGTCGCCGGAACCGGGGCCGGCAAATGAGGTCGTTACCGCGGTGATGTCTTCGCAGTCGCCAATATAGACAATCGTTGCGGAAGATCGTACACAGGAATAGCAGTCTTTCAAGGCGGCCGCGATATCGGCGGCATGCGCGATCATGGTAGTCGCGAGATTGGAAGTGAACGCCGTGCTTACCGTGGTCGCGGACGTATCGGCGGCGACCTCGCCGTTTGCAATTGTTCCGTGCGTGATGACGGATACCATATGCCCTGCGCTCATGGTCGTGCCGGTGACCGTAATGGTGAATTTATTCGCGCGAGGGAGTCGGCAAACGGAATCATAAAGCCTGCTCTGGATCACTGCCCGGCCGTAATAGATGATCCCGGCTGCCGTACGGGATATTTTTCGCGCCACTTCTGAGGCCAGCGCTTGCATTCCGAGGATTGCCTCGGTGAAGTACATCGTGTAAGAGGTCTGAGGGATGTTCATTTTATATCGCTCCTTTTAAGGTGTCTATTAATTTTTTATTTCTATTTTCTGGTTTTAACGTTTGACTACCGGTTATTTGGCCTTTTTCGCGTACGAATCCTCTTTGTTCTTTTTCCATTCATCGTTGATGTCGTTCGGCTTGCTGTTCGATGCGCAGGCGTCGCACTGGCAGCCGTCAACGTGGACCTTGTCGCTGCCGACGGAGTCCTGCCGGTTCTGGCGGGCGGCGGCATTGACGCCGTCGTTTTTCAACGTCCCGATGGCAGCGTCGAACCAGACGCTAATTGCATCGGCAGCATCTTCTTTGACAGCATCGATTTTTTCTTTCGAGGTAGGGAAAGCTTTGACGGCGACGGCCTTTTTGATCTGAACATCGGAAAGCGTGTCGATTTTTTCGGCGTCCGCTTTATCGAGATGCGGTTTTGCGACGGCTACGAGGTCGGCGCGGGCTTTTGCGGCGGCGGCGATTTTTGCGGGCGCGGCTGCGATTTCGGCCTGCGCAGCATCGAGTTTGACTTTTCCGGCGTCACGTTCGGCGGTCATGGCATCGAGCTTTGTCTGGATTGCCGTCGATGCGGCTTTGACTGCCACGAGATCGGCATCGAGCTTTTCAATTCTCTTTGCCACTTCCGGAGCCTGGTCCGGGTAATCGATTCCGTCGATTTTTATTGTTACGGGCATGGGTCTGCTCCTTTGAGAGTGTGTATTGTCAAGTGAATCTTCTTTAGTTCCAAATGTTTCCATTGCTTTACTGCGCATTTCATGTAAATGCGCCGTTGTGGTATGCCAATTTTTTAACGCTTCTTGAGATTCAGGATGTTCAGAACCTTTTTTTTGCATAACAGAGACGTATTTAATTCTTGCGTTAACATCTTTTCCGTATGCTTCAGTAACTTCCTCGTTGTAATGATTTTCTGGGCCTCGCCCAGAAGTCCTTCGCATAGCCATATACGTGGTGTCTTTTTCGGCTTCACCCCCAACCCCTTCTCCGCTCCCGCCCTGCTCGCCCGGCCTTCCTGCGTGGCCGAAGTTGCCCGATCCGGGACCGCCGTCCTCTTTAAAATCCACCTCACCGCATTCATAAACATCGGAGGCGGAGTGTGTATTGTCAAGTAATGGGTCTTTAGATTCCTGATTGGGATAGTAGCTTTTAAAAGCGGTATTTGATTTTAAAAATTCGTGCATTTGCTGGACTGTTTCGTTTTTTCCATGGTAGTATTTGTAAACAGTTTTTCCGGACTTGTCTTTGAGGTGATAATAATCAAGCCCCCTTGCAGGATCATGCTCTTTTGTAACGGTTCCTTTAAATCCGCCCCCCCCGCCCTCTCCGCTCCCGCCCTGCTCGCCGGGCCTTCCTGCGTGGCCGAAGTTGCCGGAGCCGGGGCCGCCGTCCTCTTTGAAATCCGGCTCACCGCACTCGTAAACATCGGAGGCATCGAGATGAAGTGATGCAACCGATCCGGCGCGAGCGTGATCGCAAAGCGCGACATGGTTGTATCGGCGGTTCGTCTGCTTGCGGTCATAAGGCTGGCCATTCCATATGCCAGGCTCCTCTATCTCATCACAGATATACCCGCAGGACAGTTGCCGGCGCTTGTTCACTTCGACATCGGTAATTGCCACATTATCGTTTATCGTGATCGGTGTGACCAGACGGCCATCTTCACAGACAATATTTTCTCCCGTAAATCCGCATTGAAATTGTTTCACGTTCTGCGAGGTCACGAGTTTGACGCTGGGGTGCCCGTTCGTGACGGGCTTCATTTTGAGGGAAATCAAAGAATCAGCGCGGGCAAGTTCTTCGTCCGTTACGAGCTCGCGGATAACTTTTCCGCCTTCATAATATTCGAGGATTCCGGATCGTGCGACAACGGCATTGCCCTGTAGGTATCCATCGTCGGTTTTCTTGATGCTGCCGATGATGAGCGCTTTGTCGATCCTCTGTACATCTTTGAGCATTTTATTCCTCGATACAAATAAAAAAAGCCCGGAAAACAGCTCAATGCTATTTTCCGGGCTTTTATGAAAACGCAGCTATGCGGTCAAAAAGAAACCGGGTTTCAATCCACGCGCCTACGAAAGGCGCGACAAAATGTCTTTACTCGCTTAATATACAAAGAGTTTAAAAATAAAACAATAATAAAATTAATACAGATTTCCAATTGACTTTTTTTTGTTTTGTATTGTATTTTACTTCTATGGATAAGCAGCTGTATTTATTAAGATATAACTCAAAAAGAAAAAAAGTTTTTGATTCTTTTAATAGCCATTTTTCTCTTAGACAACTTGCGGCATCTTATCATACAACAAGACAGGCAACATGGGCAAAAATAAAAAGGTATGACCTTCTTAATGAATGGAAATCACACCTAAACTCCATAAAACTTTCCTCCGAGTTACTCGCTCCAAAATCTCCAGGAATTTATTTTTTATATTTTACAGATACGCCTCAAGATAAATATTATGGATCAACAAAAAATCTCTACAAAAGAATTCAAGAGCACCTAAGCAGTTTAAAAAGTGGAATAAACCCCATTAAAAAACTACAAAACGCATTTAATTTGTTTGGCGTTGAAAAATTACAATGGGAAACAAAAGAATGCCCAGAAGAACGTTTGCTCTATGAAGAACGCCTTCTAATCAAAAAAAATCCCACAGGATTCAATAGCAACATTCCCTTTATTCCAAAAAATAAAAATGCTTCTATTTTAGATCAACGCAAACGATACATTGACAGACAAAAGGCGCTACCTAAAAAAAAGAGCAAATATCGCTTCGTTTCTTGGGTTTCTTATTGTCAATCATGGAAAGCTCAACCTACCCTCAATAAAAAACAATACTATTTAGGATATTTCAAAAACGAAGAAGATGCAAAAGCTACTGTTGATACCTTTATAGCTACTCATTAATTGTCAACATCTTTTTTTTTCGATCCGAATTCGAACGATGAAATTCGCGTTTCAACGACATCGATTTTAATGGAGCGAATGCCCCCTTGGTTACAGTTCATGCTCACGGTAATATCTCCGGTATGTCGATTACCCTCAACAATTTTTTCCAGCATGCGTCCGATCGTTTCAGTTGCTTCAACGGCTTTCATCTGACCTCAGTTAAAAAGGGTGCATCGCTCGATCACACATCCGGCCGCCTGGTATTCGCCATCGATAAACTGTTGTCGTATAGCCTGAGCCGCTTCGCTATTCCAAACTTCCTCTATAGTGTTTTTCGACAGGTCCCCGATCTTGGGAACCATG